TCATGCCTTGATTGTTGCTATTGGTGTTAGCAAAGCTGCCTACTGAAATCTGAGTTGAAGTAAAATCTGAATTGCCCCAGTAAGTACCTGCAGCACTTGTTCCAGCTTGATCATCTCCGGACAGGATAAGGATTTTAGTCCTAGGGCTGCTTAAAGAAGATACATAAACGGACCAGAAATGATTTGTTTCACGGTTCTTGATTATCACAAGCTCTGGAATTGCTGCAAGATTGTGATTTACTGTTGTTGCAGAACCCGTTCCCGTAAAAGCCACCACATCAAAGAAGCCTGGGGCGCGCCGGAAGTAATAAAAAATTGCGTTATACCCGCTAAAGTAATCCCCATCTAACAACTTGTTGTTATATACATCATAAACTATCGGACTCTGAAAGGTATTTTCTGCAGAATCGACTGCTGTTTTTAGTTTGCGGGCTTTGTTTACTGCATTCTCCAGAGCGAAACCCCTTACTCGATCTTCAAGGGCAAAGCCTTGGCCCGAAGATCCTCGATCAGCGCCCATGGCTAAATCAACGGCAAACGGTCTAGTTCTTGCGGTGTTTCCGCTAACAGTAACAGCAGAAGGTTCAAACACTTCCGTTCCAGCCTCGGGCGGCTTATGCGGTCGGCGGATTGCCATGTAGATGTAGCTTTCACCAGATTCGTTAGCATTTGAGTCTCCATTAGTTAAATGAATACCGTTAGGAGAGGGAATGTATCCGTGTATACCACTTTCTGATCCATTTTCATCTGCAAAAAGCGCTCTGATCCTCATCATGTCAATTATTGTCCATCCATAACCATTACCACCACGGGTGTGACTTTTGATCATTACCCACTGAGGCTCAAACCCAAAATCAATTATTTGGCCTGAACTGCCATTTCCAGCATATGACCCACATTTAACAATGCTTTCATCGCTATCCGTGCCAAACACTTGATCCTCGTGAGCAAAAACGTAGGCGACGTAGTTTTTTGTATCTTGGTTTACATTTTCATTCGTACCAACGGTAAAAACTGTAGAAGTTGGTGAAGTGTCGTTCCATCTGGTGGAACTGGTGAATTCAGCCTGAGTGCTACTAAGGAACAGAGTTTTTGTGGGGCCTAAGCTTCTGTGATAAACAGCCCAAGCTTCATTTTCATCAAGATTTTTTACTATGATCATCCCCGGCACACTACCTAAGTTATGTGCAACTGTTCTGCCTGCTACACCATTTCCCGTATAAGTAACTATATCAAAGAAACCAGGCGCTTTGCGGAAGGTCCAGGAGACGTAATCATAACTGCTACCATTAGAAGTTGAATCAGAATTAAGCGTAAAACCATCGGCATTAAATGAGGAAAGCGTTGAAGTATTTTCTGCAGCAGTTAAGTTACTACTTAAGTATCCAGCTCCAACTCCTCTTTCTGTGTCTTGTAAAACGTGTGAAAAAGTAGTATTTCTGCTTTTACACCAAACCAATCCACCTTCACCATCTAAATCAATCCCATTCGTGATTGTTTGCGTGCTGCCGGTACCGTCATATAGAAAGGTGCTAAATACGTCGTCTGCGTATAAAGCGCCGCCAGCAGCGCCGCCCGCTCCAGCAGCGGCAAGCAGCAGTCGTTGTGAGTTAACAGTCATGGCGTATCAGTTGACGTAATCGACAAGTGCCGCACCACGGAATCGAGTGCCGCCATCATTGGTCTCAAAGACAAACAAATGCGTCTTGCCCGTCGTCAAAGTCGGTGCCGTGTCCGCAGGGAACTTGACCGAAGCAGGCCAAGTCACCGTTCCAGATGTGTGCGTCAGCTCAAGCACAAACGAAAAAGCTCGGCTGGCTGGGACGTTCGAGAAAGTAAATGTGCTATTCGCGTCGATTGTCTTGGTGAAATAATTTCCGGTTGAGCAATCCACGTCTAACGCACCCATCGCGACAACATTTTGAACAATCGTTCCCGTCACGTCCAAGTCAGTATTGCTTGCGGGCGTCACACCGATGCCAACTTGGCCCGTTGAGCTAATCCTGAACGCAGTGTCGTTCAACGCCGCAAATGGATTCCAGGCGTCGTTAGCCGAGTTGCGGATCTTTAGGACGTTGTTTGCTGTGTCAGCCCACAGCTGATAGGCATACGTGGTGCTCGGCTCTGATGAGCTGCTGTTCTGACTGACAATCGCCGCGAGGGCATTGTTTAGGTCTGCACGAACCGCCGCTCCAGAGGCATTGGCAATCGTGTAATCGTGGGTTGCCATTACTGCTGAGTGCCGTGGCCGACTGCTTGATACTGGAAGTTTCGATCCACTGCAGCGTTTGAGCTATTGCGGAAGGTCACCGTAAATCCAGTTCTTGAAGTCGATGTGACCTCATAGTAATCCCCTGTTGCAAGGTTGAAAGCCGTAATGCCCACATTTGGCGTTTGATAGAAAGCATTCGTGAACGTCACGGCTTTTGCGCCCGCTCCAGAAGCAATCGTTGCGCTGCTTTCTGTGCGCGCTTCTAACTGCATCACATAGCCCAACTCGTCCACAAGCGGAGTTTGGTCAGAGTGGAAAGACTCCAACTCTGCTTTGAACTGGAACAGCCTGCCCGTGAAACGCCCTGATTCCATTGGCACCCACTCCCCAAAATCCACATCAGATTCCATCTGGATTTTGTTGCCGTCTTCCAACAGCACGAAATTGCCATCTTCCTGCAGCATCTCCTCATCTGTTGTTGCTTGGTTGCTGGTGCGGAAGTACAGATTTGCCGTGGTGTCATCAGCTAACGCACCATCAAAATCAGTCCAACGATCAATCAGCTCATTGCGCTTATCAACTGAGCTGGCTGGATACAGGCCCCTGGTGGACAGCGTGCGTTCAAACAAAACATTGAACACGCCACCAAGATCCAACACACTGTTAAAGAAATACTCTCCAAAGCTCAACAGATCGCCAGTGAAATCAAAATCAGACAACTCATCAACGTCGCTGACATCATCAAATTTTTCGTCACCGTCCAGAATCAATGCGTCATAATCTGAGCTGTAAAAAACATCGACCTTATCGCCCTGGAAAGGTGGGTTATCTAAATCTTCACGGCGTGTTTGGATGTTGAGCCGTGGCACGGGGTTAGGCAGATCCAACACTGCACTGCGAGCAATGCTGCTGCGCTGTGCTTGGTTGTTCTCAAACTTGACCAGATACTCACCTTCGATCAGAGGTAGCAACGCATAATTCGTTCTTGCCTTAACTCGGCGCAGCAACGTGCTGTTAGCCCATTCGCCCGTTCCATCTGTTTGTGGAGCATGGCGTATGACGGCAATAAATTCGTCTGTGTTTTGCTCAGTGCCTGGGATGTCCCATCGCAAAATTGCTTGATCGTTGCCAGTCGCCTGAATGGTCACGTCACTGGGCACTGGTGGCACAACAACAGAATTTGCGCCAGTGCCAACAGCGTTGATGCCTTCATAAGGAACGAAAAACGATTGTGAGACGTATGGTGATTTTTTAGTTGAATCAACACCGCTTACAGATCTAATTTCAAAAAAGACCTCTGTTCCTGGCGGCACACTGTCAATTTCAAATGTTGTGCCGGTCGCTTGTGCAATGACAAAATTTGCACCACTAATCCTGTAGCGAACCTCAAAAGAAACAGTCGAAGCGTTGGTGCCTCGCTCCCATGAAGCAATGATTCGGTTGACTGTGTTGTTGTTGATCCGAACTTCCCGGCCAGTTAATTCAACATTCGCTGGGACGACCGGAATATCATTAAACAGGCTGACATCTCGGAAAACTACATCTCCGCCAGTGTCAGCCGTGTTGTAAACACTATCGTTGAATTCAACGCCAGTAATGGCAAATTGGCCCTCACCACCATCTGCAACCGCAATACATCGGAACTTTTGATGGTTGACCGCATTTGAGGTTAGTGACCATACAGATTGAGCAAGCGGTGCAGTGCTAAACGCGCTTGTAGTAACCACCGCTCCAGAAACACCTGAGACCGCCTTTGTTTCAACCGTGCCGTTGGGCAAAGTGCAGGTGAGCTGTAAGCCAGTGCCGCTCAACGTGATTGCTTGGTCCGTTGTGATGCTTGTGGTTGTTGCGCTTGCAACACGGCCAGACAGTCGCGCTCCAGCACGCATTTCATCCGCAACCGCAAAAACTTGCCCAGGCAGCACAACAGCACCCTGCAAGCCAGTGCTGAAACTTACGACCTCGCCGTCAAGCTCTTCTGATGTCATAATCCAGCGCCCTAATCGCTGCGCTTGATATTTAGACGTGATGCCAAAACCAACAATATCTTTGACCTGATAGCCATACTTGGTAATCAGTTCGGAGTCTTCAACAACGACGACATTAGGCTTGAAAAAGTTGTCCGGGTCGTTATACCGAACACGGATGCTTGTGCTGCGTGTTTTCAGCGAACTTCCTTGATAGTTAAACGCTCCGTTGATTACGTTGCTGTTGGAGTACAGATGGACTGGGGCAACGTCCGTTCCATCAAGATTGCCGTGGTCAGCGGCTGCTTGAATTGTATTGTTTTGCCAAAACAGCATCCCACGAAACACGCTGGCAAGATCCTGCAAAACATTGAATGCAGAAGCCTGCCCGCCGATAACGACGTTGCAAGAGAAACGCGGCTCTTGCGTGCCGTCGGGGTTAGTAACTAGCTGGTTTGAGTATTGGATCAAAGGGTATAAATCAACCCAGTTGATCTGCGACTCATCAACAAAATTTCCCGCGCCGTACCTAGCATTAACCACCATGTCGCGGAAGCAGCAGACAGGGCAAGAGCTGGTCTCAAACTTCACTGTCCCGTCGAAACTGCCTTGTAGATCAAGGCTCCCGTCTTCTCTTAAAACAGCATTGGAAGGGACAAAGATCTTTTTGCCCCTGACCTTATACGCACGGCTCGGGATGCTGGAAAACTGAACTGTTGACAGGTCTAAGCCAACCATCGCCGAATAGCGATAGTTCAAGCGCAAAGGCTGATGTTCAACAATGCTCGTCCAAACTAATCGGTTGCCTCGACCATTAGCTAATGGCGTGTTTTGCGGAATATCCTGAAAATTTGTGAACTTAACTTCAAACGATTCTTCGCTTTGATCAGCAGGGTCTGGGTACTTTCTGACCCTAATGTTCCAAGGACCTGTGCCCTCTGTAAGCTCAAATTTTGGCGTTATGAATTGGTAATCAGAAAGCGCAATGCCGCTTATGGTTTTCTCGTAAACGATATTAAAAGCGCCACCTTGTGGCTGCACCGAAATGTCAAATTTGATTCGGGCATCAAACAACTGGCCTCTCGATAGGCCCTCCATTGAAGTTGAAAATAATTTTGGAATAGTAAACAACAGTTGGAACTCTCTTACCTCTACGTCTGTTATTGATCGAACGTCACGGCCTTGGCCGTAATGCCTTTTAATTACCGCGTTATTTAAGTCAGTATCCTCTCTGTAATTTTCACCAACCTCGGCATTCACCGAAACAATGTTTGAAACACCGTCATTAAATTGAGTTAACCTTTGCTGTGTTTCCGTGCCAGTAACAAGCTCAGCCCCAACATTTTTGTTGCCAAAATTGTAAAAATCGCCATTACGAACAGCAGTCTCGTTTAAGAAAATGCCCTCTTGCCCTTTGCTAAGGCCCCCGATAGGCCCCTCGCAAAGCAGGTCCACTAATTTGATTACAGACGATGAGTTGAGTGGCATGGCTACATATTAAGACCAACCGCGTGGACTTTTAAGTTTGGAACGCGGTCATCTTGCAGGTAAGCGTTGAAATCATGAATTGTAACTTTTACAAAAAAGTCTTCACCGTTGTCTCGGTCAATACCTGTTACGCGATGCCTGTATCTGTATTTTTGATTTTGACGAGTCGCTAAATCTGCACCAAACTCTGTGGCGTTAATTAAGCCTGAAATCGTTGTACGAGAAAAGTGCATTTTGTTGTTTTCGTTTACTGCGTCAGTAAAAACCTCAATATCGTAGGTAATGCTGCCAAGCGTTTTGGTTGAGTTCGCTCCACCGATCCGGTCATACAGGCCATCTTGGAGGCGGAATATAATATCAATTTTGTCCTTCTGAGATGTTGAGTATTGAGGCACCCGAAATGTTGCGCTGTTCCCATCGCTAAGAGCAATTATGGTATTAAAATGCCTCTTAAAATTATTCTGGTTGCTGTCAGTTATTAGAATCTCACTGAGTTGAACTTTGCCGCCACCAATATCCACAAATTCTGTAGTTAATTTTTCTCCGCCGACCCTCACCGTGTCTGGCCCAGGGGTCATTACGGACCTGTTTAGTGGATCATCGTTGTCAGGGTCAGAGCCTTCGTTTGTGACCTCGATTCGTGCTGACAGCAGTGCGCTGCCGACCATCACATTGCCATAAGCGACGGGAATGACCGTTCCAACGCCTGCAACATTTGCGGGGCCGTTGTAGGCATACGATTGACCACCGCTGAAACCGCTTTGTCGTTGCCCAACGCTGAGGTTTTGCGCTGTAGGGCCAGAAAACCTTTGCGCTCCATCAAAGCCATCGAATGACGGAAGCCTGGGCTGCGGAGAAATCATCTCCGCCACGCCGCCTAGCACCAAACTTGCGCCTATTGCGCCAATGCCCGTTGCGGCGACTCCACCGATAATGCCCGCGCCAGCGGCACTACCCAGCCCAGCGCCCAAGCCTATGAAACCGCCAGCGGCCGGCCCCAAAACAATTGCCGCTGCAATCAAGCCAACGCCCGCAAGTATCCTTCCCGTGCTACCGCCACTGCCTGCGACAACAGGAGTCACAATCAAATCATTCTTGCCGAGTGGCAACGCCAAATCGTCATAATCAAGCTCCAAGTCGGCTTGGATGACTTTGTAGCCAATGCCCTGTTCATGAGCGTGTAACAGCTCATCCTGAAGCTTTGGATAGTTAATGCAAAGCAGCTTTAACGCCTGAGCAGGCGATTTCAGGTTGTGGTACTGGTGCTCTGCGCCGTACCGTTCCCCTAGTTCACCTAGCAGCCGAACGGTCTGCTGCATAGCGAAAGACCGCGGCAACCCTAGAGCCATAGTATCGCCCAAGTGGTTCGATTGCACTGAGCGAATCTTGCCGTTGATGCAAAATTCGTTCGTCAGACAGCAAAACTGCGGCGTGCATCGGGTCTTTCGTTCCAAGCTTCATAATCAGCACATCGCCAGGGCGGCGACTGCTGTACTCAACCTGCTGAAAACCAATCCGCTCGGCCTGCGCCAAAAAAATGCTGTCGCAAGTTTCTAAATCATCAGGCCGCTCAAAATCTGGCAACCGCACGCCTTGCAAAGCAAAATAATCACGCACCAACGTGAAGCAGTCGTAAGCGCCATAGGCCCACTGACGGCCTAGCAAGGATTGATAGTTGACCATTTATCTTCTGGCATGGAGTAGATGTGCCAAGGGACTTTCGTCCCACAACACGCTTTGATGTCAGCCTTGCTGGCGCGGCCGCCCATTGGGTGCGAATGCACAACAGCCTCAACCGCACCAAACAACGCAGCTACTGCATAGTCACAGGGGTTCAGAACAAAATCTTGCTCTGGGTTATCGGCAATGTTTCGACAGCGCCAATACTGACCATCCACCACGACACCGCAAGCCTCTCTAGGCGCTTGCTGCAGTGCGTGCTCCTTTGCTTCAGATCTGAAGTCTTGCACCTGGAAAACCTCCAAACGGCAAGTCACCAGACTGAAACCGCTTTTCACAGCTTGAAATCTTCTTGGCGCACTTGTCGTTAGCGGCAGATGTTGGGTTGTCGTTTAGGTCGAAGCAGCTGCTGCCCGTATAGCTGCAGAACTTGCCGCGATACTCCCATTGGCAGTGCTCAACAATTTGACGGCCAGGTAACCGAAGATTGGTCAAGTCGAGCTTGCTAACCAGCTCAAACTCAACCACCTGTGGATTTTCATTTGCAACGCGGTCGATGTACCAAATCTCATCTTCAAACTTTGCCGTAGGGTCTGCCGTTGCATTTGTCCCTCCCGTAAAGTTCACAGCGTCTAAAAACTTTTTACACGTCCTTATCCGAGTCACCTTTGCTTTCAAAGGGTTATACAGCACAAGCAAGGTTGAAATAGAGCTGTTTGCATTAGCAACACGCATTGACGGGCGTGGCAAAGAGCCTTTGCTTGTTTTTTCAAATCCATCAACCTCAATTGGGAAGGCAGCGTAAGTAATACCGTTGAAAACAACATCTGCAGACAATTCGTTCGTTCCAGCGTGATAATAAAACGTCTCATCAATGCCATTGATTGCGCTGGTCAGCTCAAGTTCAAACACCTCAATAATTGCTGAGGGCTCTAAAGACTGGAGCTGTTCCTGAATTGACTGTGGGACGGTCATGCTTCAAACACCTGCACAAACGTGGCTTGGATAGTGGCACGATTCAAATATGGTATTGATTTTTCCCATGCAAGGCAAATAAATTTGCTGCTGCTGGATTCCCCCGGCGGTGTGAAATCAAAATTTTCAACGCCTGCGCGGGCGTCTAAGAATGTTTCGATAGTGTCCGCATCAGTCTCAGAAACCACAAAAGTCAGATCAAACTCCTTGGGGTCTTGGTTGATGCCAAAAGTAGTGCGCTGACTGTAACCACTGCCAAACTGCGCGATACGCACATTGGGTTGGCTGCGTTTTTGAACGCCGTAAGTTGGTGTGATCGAAGGGAAAGTAGCCATCAGGTTGAGAGCAAGCCGCCTGGACGTTTCTGCTTAATTAATTCTGCCTGCACTGCCGCTCCAATGGCAGAACCAAGTTGTTTTGCTTGGCGGCCATCGCCTTCAACACTAGAGCCAGAGGCATCAACGTTCACAGTCACGTTAGCGCCGCCTAGGGCACTGTTTGGCGTAACGCTGCCGGTCCTGCCTGGCGTGAATAGTTCAGGGCCACGCTCACCCACGATGAAAGAGCGGCCCCCAGTTGCAGTTCCCCCGTCAGCTAGGAAACCGCTAAACAGGTTGCCCAGCAATCCTTTGCCTTTTGACAGGCCGCCTCCCATGCTGCCGAAGAACAACATGTTCTTGGCGACCTTCAACAGATCGTTAGCCAAGTTGTTCAACAAGTTAGACGCCGATTCAGCCAGCGTTTGAGTGCCCATGACAGCGCCCTTGAGTGCATCGACAACGCCGTTAGCAATGGTGTCAGCGATGCCCTGATACCGCTGCGCTAATTGTTTAATTCGCTCTGCTTCTGCATCCTGGGCTTTTTTGAGATTCTCTGCATTTTTCTGCTGCTGATCTGCTATTTCTTGGTCCTTGTTTTGCTTAAACAACTGAAGCTCATTGACAGTGAACAGTCTTCTCAATTGCTGAATTTGCTGATCGGCTAAATCATTTCCTATAAGAGCACGTTGTTCGTCAACTTCTCTAATTTGTTGCTGCAGTTGAACCATTCTTGCTTCTTCTTCGTTACGTGCTTTTGCAACATTCGTCTGATCTTTTAATGCCTGTATGGTTTCAGCAGCGTTTTTACGTGCAGCTATGCTTGGATCGACTGGGGCACGGCTCGCCCTTCCCTTTGATGCCTTTGGTTTACCTAATTTAGGCGCTCCTTGGAGGATGCGATTGACTTCTTCCATGCTGAAGTTCTCAGCCATGACATCTTTTGCATTCAAAAAGTTTTCAAAATTCACTCTTACATTCGCTTCATAGTCTTGAGCCACAAGCTGCTCAAGCTCCAGCCTCAGCTTCTCAACTTCTTTTTTCTGAGCATGTATTGATTCAGCATGGTCAAATCCGCTGGTGATCATTTCATCTAGTCTTTTTTCTGCTTTGGCTAACGCCGCGCGGTGATTAAAAATTTGATCGTTGTATGCCTGAAGATCGTTGCTAGTGCCATTTAACAACTGATTTAACTCTTCTTGTTTTTTTATGTAACTAGCGGTTGCTATCCCTGCAGCAGTTAAGCCAGCAACCAAAAGAACCCAAGGATTTGCCAACAGCAAAGCATTCAATGCCGCAATTTTTATCTTCATCGCAGCCAAGAACCCAAGCGTGGCAGCCTTTAAGGCGATGAAAGCCTTGACCGCAAAGTTCACTGCGACAAGGCCGCCAACAAACATCCCTATCTTTGCGGCTGCATCCAAGACCGGCTCTGGAAGCTCGCTGATGTTCCTAATTAAATCAGTTGTCGCTGTCACTGCCGGGATCAAAGCAGGCAGCAACTCGTCCCCAATAGCAATGGCTAAATCATCGGTGGCATTCTGAAAATCTTTGAACTTCTGCACATCTGATTCTTTGATGATTTGTGCGATTGCCGCGCCACCATCTTTTTCGGCCCTTTTTAACGCTTGAATGACGATGTCAGATGTCAGCAACCCCTCTGAAGCGAACTTCTTAAGTTCGCCTTGGGCCACCCCAGTCACATCACTGACAGCAGTTAGCAGCCCTGGAACCTGCTCTGCAATGCTCCTAAACTCATCTCCTTGCAAAGCGCCTGAGCCCAGAGCCTGTGCAAGTTGCGTGAACGCTGCGCTCGCCTGTTGAGATTCAACGCCGCTTAGTTTTGCGACTGTGTTGAAACCTACAAAGGTCGATTCAATATCTTTTAGGGAAACGCCAAGCGGGCGAAGCCTTGCAAAAATATCAGTTACGCCCTCAGCCGCCTCACGGTTGCTTAAACCAAACTTTTTGGCAGACCTTGCAATTACTTCCTGCGCTTGATCTGTCTCCCCGTATTGCTGCGTCAGCAGCTTGAGCCTTAACTGCAGCGAGTTAAAAGAAGCAGCAGCGCCTACAACCTGTTTAGTTAAAAGACCTAGCCCAATACCGCCTATGGCTTGTTTGATGCTGCTTAAACCACTTCCAAAATTTTTTAATCCTCCGCTTGCCTGCTTTGCGCTATCGCCCACCGCAACAAACTTTCCCTTTGCGTCCCTTAGCCGGCCGTTTGCGTCACGAACAGCACCATCCAGCTTGCGGGTCTCAGCCGTCACCCTTTTAAGAGGGTTGATGGCATTAGAGGCGTCAACGATTAGCTCAATGGAAGACCTAGCCACAACCGCCCCAGCACTAGCCCAATCTTACCGCTGCTTCATTTTTGCGCGATCCATTGCTTTTTCCTGCTCCTCATTCTTGATCTCGTAGAACGCAGCAAAATAGACAAGCTCCGCATCGGTCAGTTCCGTGCGAAGCCTGCTGACAGTCATGCCAAGCTCGCAGGCCAAAAAAAACTCAAAAGAAGTCCACTTGTCCTGCTTCAGTCGTTTTTTGCGTCGTCTAACCCGGCATCGTCACCAAGGCCAAACAAGAACAGCTCTACGTCATTTAAAACAGACTCAGGCAGCTTGCGCTGTAGCTTCTCAGCATCAGCCGCCGCGAAAGCTTTTGTGCCGTCCTCAAGCTCAGCCATCTGGCAAAGCATCTGCGTGCTAATCACCAAAGCCTCTTCAGTGCCCGCAAGACTTTGCGCCTTTTTGCGGTCAGCACGGGTGATTGGCTTGAAGTACAGGTCAACAACCTTGTCGCCTGCTTCGTTCTTTAATTCATACTTACGGCGCTGGTTGAGATCAAACGCCCCAACCAGCAAGTCAACCGTCCGTTCAGTAGCAGGCATTTAAGCAGCACATTTGCCGCTTAAATATAGCCTCCTTACTCCAGGTTGGAAGTGATAGTGCCGCTGGTGATAAAGCTGCAGCTAACAGTCACAAGCTCACCAACTGTGGAGCTGATTTCCATGTCGGTGATAATTCCAGCGAAGCTGACAGAATCAGTGCCGTTCGTGTTTCCGGTTGTGAACAACTCAAACGTCGCATCTGCCGCATCGCCTGTCTTGACCACATCCTCAATTAAGCCAGCCTGTCCCGTTGCGTCTGGGTCATACACAAGCTCAACAGTGCCGGAGCCGCTGATCATGCTGCCGACAAACTGACGGAAGGTGTTGCCGTGAACACTGGTGTCAAGCGTTTCTTTTGTGGTTGTCAGGCTCCAGCTTCGGGTGCCTACAACGGTCCCAAGAGTGCCTGAGCCAGTTTCAAATTCAACTGATCCAGCTTCGCCTCGGATGGTGGCCATGGTCAGAGTTCCTCGATGGATTCAAAGGTCACACGGACCTGTGTTTGAAAATAGCCCTCGGGTGCTGGTGAAGCCAGTGCCTCTGGACCAATTGGAGCGTC